ATCTACAGGTGTGATAACAACTACAGACTTTGGTGGTGCAAGTGAAACACCAACAACTTATAATTTTACATTAAGGATTACAGATGCCGAAGGTCAGACAGCAGATAGAGCATTTAGCTTAACATCTAGCTTCGGTGCAACAGGTGGGGGACAATTTAACTAATGGCTAGTACATATATTTATAGAGATTTAGGAACACCAACAAATGCTTACAAAGGCACAGTAAGTCATTGGATTAAAAAAGGTGTTGTGGGTGTTAGTGAGGGAAGTTATGGAACTTTTTCAGCTTGGGATAATGGTGGAACTGCAACTAATAGAGGTCACTTAAATATATATAATGATACTATATATTTTTACGACCAACCTACTTCTACTATTCTTCAAACAAACAGAGTTCTTAGAGATGTATCAGCTTGGTATCATATAGTAATAGCTTGGGATACTACACAAGTAACAGCATCAGATAGAATAAAAATTTATGTTAATGGAACTCAAGAAACCTCTTTTTCTACTGCAAATTATCCATCACAAAATGCTACACTACAATTTAATACTTCTGGAAGAAGATTTGGTGTAGGTTGTTTTGGTACAGGTGGTAATGCTGGATATTTTTGGGATGGTTCAATTAGTCATTTTCATTTTGTAGATGGTTCACAATTAGCACCAACAGTTTTTGGCTCAACAGATAGTACAACTGGAGAATGGAAAATAAATACTTCTCCTAGTTATACAGTAGGAAATAATGGTTTCTTTTGGTTAAAAGATAGTATTGCAACAACAGACCATTCTTCTAATTCAAATACATTTACAGTTGGTGGTGGTACACTTACAAAAACAGAAGATAATCCAAGCAATGTATTTGCCACTCTAAATGGTTTAAATGCAAATAATCAACCTACATTAACAAATGGAAATAATACTTTATCTGTGGGAAGTAATACTTGGAAAATATCTCCATCAACTTTAGCTGTGTCATCTGGTAAATGGTATGTAGAACATAAAATTACTGTAAATAATGGTTTTGTTGGAATTGGAATAATTGATACTGATGATTATGCAAATGATACAAGTATTAACTATTCTGGAGAAAATGCAAATAGTGTTATGGTTTATAGTAGTACAGGACAAAAATGGATTAATAATACAAACTCAAGCTATGGAGATTCTTATACTACAAACGATATTATTGGTATTGCTATGGATTTAGATAATAATAAAATTTATTTTTCCAAAAATGGAACTTTTATGAACAGTGGAGACCCAACAAGTGGTGCAACAGGTACAGGTGCAATAGATATTCCAACAGGTGGAAGTGGTGAATTTTTTATTTTACCATCAATTTATAATGCAACAGTGCAATGCAATTTCGGCAATGGCTACTTCGGAACAACAGCAGTATCTAGTGCAGGAACTAACGCATCTGGAATAGGAATATTTGAATATGATGTACCAACAGGCTATACTGCTTTATCAACAAAAGGATTAAATTTATAATGGCTTTTACAACTATCAATAAATCAACTGATAATTTTAATACTAAACTTTATACAGGTAATGGTTCAACAAATGCTATTACAGGTGTAGGATTTGCACCAGACTTAGTATGGCAAAAAAGAAGAGATGGTGTTAATGGTCATGTTTTGTTTGACAATGTTAGAGGTGCAACAAAAATAATTCAATCAGATGCTACTAGTGCAAACATAACATCTAATTCTGGAAAAGATACTGTAAGTTTAGATAGTGATGGTTTTACTGTAGCAGTACCTGAACAAACAGGTGGTATAAATATAAATGGTTCTACTTGTGTTGCATGGAATTGGTTAGCAGGTGGTACAGGTTCATCTAATACAGATGGAAGTATAACATCAACTGTATCTGCAAACACTACTGCTGGATTTAGTATTGTTAAATATACTGGTACTGGTGCTAATGCTACTGTTGGACACGGATTGGGTGTAGCACCTAAAATGATTTTATTTAAAGATACAACAACTGCTGGAACAAATTGGTCAGTTTATCACAAAAGTATTGGAAATGATTATAGATTAACTTTAAATACTACTGCCGCAAGACAAGGTACAGATAGTACATATTATCAAAGCACAGACCCATCATCTTCTCTTATTTATTTAGGTTCTAACACAAGAGCAAATGCATCAGGTGCTGTGACAATAGCTTACTGCTTTGCAGAGAAACAAGGTTATAGCAAATTTGGTTCTTATACTGGTACTGCAAGTACCGATGGTCCAATGATTTTCACAGGCTTCAAACCTGCTTTCTTTTTATTTAAAAGATTTGATGCAATTAAAGATTGGCATATAATTGATTCTACAAGAGATATAGATAATCCAACTCAAACAATTTTATATCCTAATGCAAATTTTGCAGAAGGAACACCTACTGCTGTAGATTTTGTAAGTAATGGTATCAAAATAAGAAATGGTGGTAGTTTTGTAAATGAAGTAAATGGTACATACATCTACATGGCAATAGGTCAATCAATTGTTGGGAGCAATAATGTTCCTGCAACAGCGAGGTAATTATGACAAAGACAAGAAATTTATCAGATTTATTAGATGCAAATGGTAAGGTAGATAACGCAGATATACTAAATGTAGATGCAAGTAAAATTACTACAGGAACATTATCAGCAGATAGAATTGATAATAATTCTTTAGCTAATGTAACAGCTTTACCTTTTAGTGCTGGAACAGATTGGCAATCAACTATTGTAACTGGAACAACATTAACAGCAGTAGCTGGTAAAGGTTATTGGATTAATACAACATCTAATACTTGTACTATTACACTTCCAGGTTCAGCAAGTGTTGGAGATTTTATAGAATTTTCAGATTATGCGAGAACTTGGGGAACTAATGCAGTTACTATAAATACAAACAGTTTAAATTTTCAAGGTAATTCATCTCCTAATCCTGTTTATAATGTTAATGGTCAATCGGTAAGAATAGTTTATTCTGGTGCAACACAAGGTTGGATTCCAAGTGTTGATGATGATGTCACTTTAGAAACTCCACAACTTTATTCAGTAGATTTTTTAGTTATTGCTGGAGGTGGAGGAGGTTCTGGAGATGGAGGAGCAGGAGGATCAGGTGCTGGAGGATATAGAAATTCTTATAATTCAGAAACTTCTGGTGGAGGTGGTTCTTCTGAAACAAATTTATCTTTAACTCCAGGAACACAATATACAATTACAGTTGGTGCTGGAGGAGCTGCTTGTTCTACAAATTCTGGTCTTGGTGGACAAGGTGGAGATAGTTCTATTTCTGGTTCAGATATTACAGATATAATTTCTGCTGGAGGAGGAGTTGGTGGTTCTACTGGTGCTGGAAACAACACTGGAACATCAGGAGGTTCTGGTGGCGGTGCAGATGGTGCTGCTGGAGGAGCTGGTGCTGCTGGAACAAGTGGTCAAGGTTATGCTGGTGGAAGTGGAACTAATACAGGAGCTGGTGGTGGCGGTGGCGGTGCTGGTGCTGTCGGTGCAAACAATTCTAGTGGTAATCCAGGAGCTGGTGGAAATGGTGTAGCTTCATCAATCACAGGTTCGTCTGTCACAAGAGGTGGTGGCGGAGGAGGTGCAACCTATCAAGGTACAATTGCAGCAGGTGGTTCTGGTGGAGGAGGCACAGGAGGAAAACAAGACCCTGTTTCTCAAGGTTCTTCTGGAACAGCAAACACAGGCGGTGGTGCTGGTGGAAAATTTGCTACTTTACCACATAACACAGGAGGAAGTGGAGTTGTTATTTTAAGAATGGCAACTGCAAAATATTCGGGAACAACAAGTGGCTCACCAAGTGTAAGCACATCAGGTGCAGATACAATATTAACATTTAACGCAAGTGGGAGTTACACAGCATAATGGCACATTTTTGTAAATTAGGAGTAGGAGATATAGTTGAACAAGTTGTTGTTGTTAATAATGAAGTTATTACAGATAATGATGGTAATGAACAAGAACAATTAGGTGTAGATTTTTTAAATAATTTATATGGCACAAGAGATGTTTGGAAACAAACTTCTTATAATGGAAATTTTAGGAAACAATATGCTGGTGTAGGTTACACGTATAATGCAAGTGAAGATATTTTTATAAAACCACAACCACATGATGGTTGGACTTTAGATGAAAATTATGATTGGCAACCCCCTGAAGATTGGAACGGCTAAAGATAGACTTATATTTTAAAAAGTATATAAGAAAGAAATATAAAGTATGAATTTACAATACTACTATTGGTATTTCAAATCTGCGATATCTCCACAACACTGTGATGATATTATTAACTTAGCATTGAAACAAAAAGATAAGTTAGGTTTAATAGGTCCTTTATCAGAAAAGAAAAAACTTAATAAAAAAGATATTAAAGATTTAAAACAAAGAAGAGATTCTAATATAACTTGGATAGATATGCCTTGGGTTTATAAACTTATACAACCTTACATACATACAGCTAATAGAAATGCGGGTTGGAATTTTGATTGGGATTTCACTGAATCAGCTCAATTTACAAAATATAAAAAAGATCAATTTTATGATTGGCATTGTGACAGTTGGGATAAGCCTTATGATAATCCAGAAAATCAAAACTTACATGGTAAGATAAGAAAGTTATCTGTTACCATTTCTTTATCTGATCCAAAAAATTATAAAGGTGGAAAACTAGAGTTTGATTTAAAAAACCAATCTCCTAATAGTAAAAAGAAAACAAAAATAGAATGTAAAGAAATTTTGCCAAGAGGTTCAGTGGTTGTTTTTCCAAGTTTTATTTGGCATAGAGTTAAACCAGTTGTGAAAGGAACAAGATATTCTTTAGTTATGTGGAACTGTGGATATCCTTTTAGATGATGAAATGTAAACCATATAGTTATAGAGAAGTTGTAAAATCTGATGTATCACCTTTAATACATGCAATAAATACTTTAGGTGAAAATTTAATTGGATTAGAATTAGGTGTTTGCATGGCAGATAGTTTTTTAACTATTATGCATAACTGTAGTATTAAAAAACTTTATGGAATAGATCATTGGAAACCTTATGATGATTATTTAAAATACGTTCCTGATGGAAAACCTACATATTCTATTGATGAAAAAAAGAGTCAATATCACAAGATGTTAGCTTTACATAATATAAAATATTCTGGATCTAAACATAAAGCAGTTATTATTGAAGGCGACACTTTAAATGTTGTTAAAAAATTTAAAGATAAAAGTTTAGATTTTATATTCTTTGACTCTACATTGTCAGAAGAACAAACATATGAAGAAGCTATGGCCTATTACCCTAAAATTAAAAAAGGTGGATTGTTTTTAGGACATGATGCAGAAGCTCAAATACAAATTATAGAACCATTAAAAAAAGTATTAAAACATTATAATTGTAAAAACAAAATTTTTATATATAATAATTGTTTTTTAATTAAAATATGAAAGCAGAATTACATTTTTCAACACCAATATATTCGTCTTTTGATGATAGGTTTGTAAAACCATTAAATAAAATTAGTGATAATTTAATTTTAAAATCTAAAAAACAAAATATTAGAGCTTTAAAAGATAGAGAAAAAGGTATAGGTAAAAAAATAGGGGATCATGGATTTAGTTATCAATC